GGGAAGACAAAATTGGCTGAGAGAATCTAGACGAGCCGGATTTTGGGATCATAAACTTTTTACTTTATTAGATGATACCTTTGTCGGTCAGTCTGGGTCCTCCCAGCAAATTTATAATTTTTCTCAGCACATGAGGACAATTCTCGTTGAATACCCTGACGGGCGTAAGTTTACGTCTGATGGGATTCTCAGCGGGAGTCGTTTTTTTACTGTTGCTCATTTTTTCGATGAACATGGACTTGACTTCTTGAATATATCTTTGGTTAACGCCAAAGGGACGTTGGCAGTTGCCTACAAGGAACATCTTGTGGTGGCTCCCCTCCCTTATAAAAGAGATGTCATGTACATTGATTTTCCGGCTACCGCTCTTAGTCCTTTTAAGAGCCTTAAGCCAAAACTTTTTAAAAACCGCCAAGACATGGAAGAAAAGCTTAGTATGGATGGTGATTTTTGTCGACTCTCACGGACCGTCATGCCAGACGGGTCTATCCTCTTAGAACGAGTTAACAGAAATCATATTCAGAAAGGTGTGAAACCGATTGATCAACTTTACCTTAATGGTCGTTATAAAGACCATGATCATCAGTTTTACTATCTCATGTTGGGTGGTATGGGTCAAAAAGGAGACTGCGGACAGCCGTATCTCTGGACAGATCCTACAGGTGTTGTTTATCTTATCGGGGTTCATACCGGTAAAACAGGCAACAATTCTTATTTTTCACCTTTATTTCAGGAAGATCTTTCACAGAAATTCTTCGGTCAATCATATTTTCCCAAGTATTTGAAGATTGACACACCTAAGATGTCGAGGATAGTCCCTAACGAGAAGTATCTTTATCTCGGAAAGGCGGCTAAGCCTAAGATCATTCCTTCTGAAACCAAACTACGTCCGTCTCCTGCTCAGGGAGATTTTAATCGAGAACCATTGTATGGTCCTCCTACAACTGTTCCTGGTATACTCCGGGAGACGTGGATTGGCGATGAAGAGACTGGTCACAAGGCTACACCTCTTAAAAACTGTAAGGCTAAGTTGTCTAGAGCGCCTGTGCGCCCTATGCATTCTTGGTTTTACCAGTTTGTGAAACATTATCCTGAACAAGCATTTGAAGGCTTTTTTCCTGCTGAAATGGATCTTAAAAATATTCGTCTCTGGACGATTGAAGAAGCCCTCTTCGGAATCCCAGGGGTCTGGGATGGTTTTGCTCGCGATACCGCTGTCGGATATGACATTGAGTGCGCTATACCTAATTGCAAAACCAGAAAAGACCTCTGGGACCCGGAGACTGGAAATATTCATCCTATTCTTAGGATGCTTGTTAAAGATCTATTTGATGCGGTGGACCGTGGTGAACAACCTCGGCATGTCGTAGCAGGCTGCCTTAAAGATGAAACCCGTACCTTGGACTCTGAGGAGAACCCCCGGTTATTTATGATCGGAGCTCTTTCTCATCAAATTTTCACAGTTATGTGCTGTGGAAGTTTAGTTACTGAAATGAAGCGATGTCGTGCGACCACTGACTCCGCTATCGGAACGAACATTCATTCTTTTGACTGGAAGTCAATATATGAAAAAGTTCTTAGTTCTGATAAGTGGAAGTTTATTAATGGCGACGGCAAAAACTTCGATACCTCGGTATGTCCTTGGGCGGCTGTATTCTTAGCAGAAGCATGCCTTCCGTATTATGGTTTGAAACCAGATAGTCGAGAGTATCGCTGGATTAAAGCGGCTTTCCTGTCTTGTGTAGGACCAATACTTGTTATAGTTGACGAAGTCTATGACTTATCGTTCGCGAATCCTAGCGGACAGTGGCTCACAGGTTTTCTCAATACTTTTGTGAATCAGATTTCTTTTAATTTCTTCTTTATTCGAGTTGTGGAACTTAATAAGGAGGAATATCCTGATTTACAAAAATATACCCGTCGAGAGGCTCTTCGACTTGTTTTGTATGGGGACGATAATCTTGGTGCTGTTATTGAGAAGTTTCAAAAGTTTATAAACATGATCACTTATGGTCAGTTTGTATATGACTTTTTTGGAATAACTTATACTACAGCGCAAAAGGGCTTAGTTTTGCCCGAATTCGTCCCGAAAGAAGAAGTTGAGTTTCTCGCTCGGAAGTTTCGTCGTGAAGGGGGGAATGTTAAAGCCCCACTTAACGAAGAAAGTATTTACTCCATGGTCTACTGGATCCGTGAGCCCGCAAAGAATAACCCGGAAGGGAATACGTTAGATTCGCAGTTTTTAGTGAATCTAGAACAAGCTCACCAGGAATGGTATCACTATGGGAAGGATCGATTTGAGATTGAAGCTGATAAGATTCGCGAACTTTGTCGAGAGCTTGGG